CGTGCGGGGGGTGGGGATTCGTGGGATAGTTTCACTCTTCACCGAAGGACATTGACACGTCCAACGGCAGCAGCTCCCACGCGTCGAAATCCGGCTCCGCGAGCACGTTTTCCAACGCAATGACTGCTTGCTCACTGCGGTCCAGGTTTCCCTGGTTTCTGGGACCGATTGCGTGTGGCGCGACCACTAGTGACCACCCTCTTACGATCGCCGCGACTAATACCGTTGATCCCCTTCCTGGGTGGAGGCGGACCAGCTTCTCCACTTGCTGGCCGTTCGCCACCTCGACGCTCCTCACGGCGTAGAAGTTCACCGGCAACCACGGCGACACCTGGCTTGATGACTGCATCCGTTCTGTCCACTCGGTAAATGCACGGCGGGTCGAGGCATCCATAGAGACCTTCAACTCCGTCAAGCCACTCTGTGAATCCTGACAGCTCAGCAGCACCGGCGAACTGTTCCTCAAGGAGGTCGTCCATCCAGGTGTCGTATCGGTTTGGGTAGTGCTTGTCGCTTCCGACATGCGTGTTCCAGATGTTGAGCGCGTTCGTGTACTCGTAGTCCTTGCCGCTGCTTGCGCGGTATAGGTTGAGCACTTTCAATACGAACGGCCCGATCACAGGAGTCTCAGCGTCGCTTAGGCTAAAAGCGAAGGCCTTCTCAAGGAGTTTCCCCACATGAGTGACCTTGTTGAGGTGAACTGTCACGTGAAACTTGGACAGTTGTCGGCGGATGTCGCAGCAAGTGTTGTTGTCCCCGAACCAGACACCGGGCCCGTAATGTCTGGCAAGGAATTGCACACCTACTTCACCTCGCGGGATGACGGAGCTAGTCAAGATCTGCCCCATCACCTTCGCAGCCTTCTCTGCTTTGTCCTTCCTGAGATTTGGCGTACCGCCGTCGTCACCACCGTAGATCCCTAGGGCCCCCCAGGCCTCGCGCGAGTCGTAGAATCCCCCACCTGGCTTGGTGGACATTCTAAACGCGAGGAACGCGATGAACGCGGTCAGTATGGTGTTCAACACCGCCGTCTCCGCCGAGCCAGAGGCCCGTGACAAGCGGCTGTTGTACCTTACGCCAAATTTGGTCTTTACGTCCAGAAACGTCTGCGCCCTCAGGCTCGCTTCAAGCTCCGACCAGCACGATGGGTCAAACAGACGGCGTAGCAGCGTCATCTCAAGGTACCTAGGTTCCTTGGTGATGTTGCCGTCCTGCCGGCTGAAATCTCCGTCCAACCACCACGATGCAGTGGAGCAGAGTTGAGTCACCTGGGTTGCGATGCTCACCGGTAGACGCCCAAAGGCGTACCAGGAGATGTTTCCCATGTACTCGTATAGAGCATACATCCACTTCGAATGCTCCAACTTGCTCGCACCGTTCATCACAGTGATGTTGCGCGGGTCGTTGGCCGTTTGATAGGCCTCCGCTTTCTGCATTGCGCCAGCTGTCCCATCATCTAGGGTGTGCTGCGCTTGCTCAAGGATGCGACGCTGAGTGGGACGGCTCTGTTTCTCGTAAACCGTCTCGTAGTCGACCGGGATGAGCCTGATCTCTCTTCCGTCAGGCCCCCGGGGCAGATGCTCGGCCATGATGGCCACGAACTCATTCACAGCGGAAAGCGCGAAGTTCGTAAGACCCGGGCTGGCAGGCACCTTGTGCTTACCCTCCTGGAGTTCCGTGACTCGCTTCTTCACCGTTCTGGTATCATTGTTCGCCGATCTGTCTGGGACGAACGCCCCATCAACTATCGCACTCATGAACGCGACCATGCTCGGCTTGCCGGCCTCGTAATCTCCCTGTCCCCTTTCGGGTAGGTACTGGTACGAGATGATGCCGTCAACCGAACACACTCTCTCAGGCGGCGGGTTGCTGCCCAGTTTCACTTTTCCGCTGCGCACCAAGTGGTACGCCAGCAAGACTTCCGAACCTCGAGTCTCTCCAAGACCGAGGCCCCCTGACATCATCTTCGACTTAACAGTCGCGTGCGTGAGCACCGATGTTGTCGCGGCGGCAAGCGCGATAGCCTCATCCACCTCCACATCCACCGTGGCGGCTAGGAACGACCCCACCTGCGCAGTCGAGACCTTGATACCAGTGTTGGACCTCGTGCTGATTCGCACGAAGCCGTCCTGGACCGGGTCAAGACGCCTGAGTGGCGGAGCCTTGAGGTACCACGTCGCTGCGAGTGCCCACAACCCAGTAGTACGCGTCGTTGGGGCCAACAGCACGATCTGGTGATCGGCGTCAACCTGCTTACGCTCCACTGAGTAAGTTACGTGGATCCACGGCAGCAGACCGCAGAGGTGCCCTGTTTGGGCAACGGAGTCTCCAGTGTAATTCCAGACTTGGTGTCCGTAATCGCCACCACCGCCGACGAAGAACTTCACAGCACCGTCACTTTCAAACTGGTACTGGTAGTCCCCCTTGGGCTTGGCAGCCGCACTGGGCTGAAACGTGTACAGCACCAACGGATGTTTGTTCTGGATCAAGAACTCTGGCATATCGACGTAGTAGTCCACGTCTATCATGGCCTTCAGATCGTCATCACGCATGTCGCAGGTGACTGCTTCCGCGTTCGAATCTTTCGCCCAATAGTAGCTTCGAGTTCCAGCCCTTCCCTTCCGCTGGTCCGTCTTTGACATCTGGAGAAAAACAGGACGAGCCTGTTCATACGACCCCAGAATGTCGACAAAAGCCGAGGCTGAGCTGCGCGACGCTGCCGAAACAGCGTGCGTGTGACCCTTTTGGGGAGCCACATGCGGCAACTCAGTCGCTGAGAACGTGCCCCGCATTCCGCTTGCGCGGTCCGCAAGGACACGATTCTTTTCGCTCAGAACCCCACTGGCAAACTCGTGAAAGTTGCCGTACTCGTGGGTCGAGCAGCACACGTACATAATGTTCCCCATGTCTGTAGCGTGAGCCTGCCTTTTAAGATTAGGTTAGGCGCTAACCTGCTTTCTGTGAAATTGCTTCA